GTAACGCCTTCTATGCGCCTCTCAACAGAGAATGAGTAACTATGTTTCCATAGCATCTTTTCTAGATCTGTGCTCCAGTATTCTTTGTGTGACTCGCGTAGGACACCTTTGATAGCAACCTTTTTAGGGTCGTGACCAAACTTTTTAAGAACTGTGTCATAAGAAACATTATCAAGAACAGTCTCTATGCTACCTGTGTTCCAAACACCTGTGTTGCCAGTCCAGTCAATGCTTTGAAGATCTTCCCAAATGGTTTTGTCGATTTTCTTGCCAGCAATAATCACGTTCATGCACTGGTTGCGGTGCTTGTTAACAGTTGTTCTACCAATGTCAAACTTGCTTGCAATGTATCGACTTGATTCTGTCAACAGCATTGCCTCAAGCTCTGTGTTTGGTAGCAAATTACAGAGTTTACATTTGCCCATTATTAGCCCCTATTTCTTATCTTCTAAATTAATTCTGTTTACCCAAGCTTGACCAGCTGTGCCACCCCAAGCGTCCCAAGCCACACGGCCCGGAGATGGATAGCCCTCTTCACCAGAGTTAAATCCAGTAGCCTTCTTGTCAACTGTGTGTCTAGCAAAGTATGACTTCATTCTTGCAACTGTGTCGCGACTTACTGATGAACCAGAGGCTAGCTGAATTGCTCGTCTTCTGCCTACTGATGTAAAGCCTGAACCGGCCTTGCCTTCAGAGATCCATTTTAGGGCTCTCTTGGCGGCATTCTGAACGCCCTGTGGTGGACTGTATTCACTTGTAGCCTCTTTAATGTTAATGTTATCCAATTTTTACTCCGGTTTCCAGCCAAGCATAAGTGTTGGCAGATGTCTTTTGTTTCTAAGATATATTATAGCGTGTCTAATCGCATCATTTGCGTGACCCTTGCCCGGCTTGTGCATCCTCATAACTTGAAGCCTTTTATCGTCACACAGGGGTTTCTGTGCAGGTGACTGGTAAATGATCTTTCTAGGTGACTCAAGGGCCTCTAAAGCCCCAATAATATACACAGGTGAGAGATCTGGGAACTTGACATTTTGCCTAAGCGTAAAGTTTTCACACACAATTATATCCCAAGCAAGATGCTTATTGTTCTTGTGCCACTCTATAAAGCCAGCTAAACCATCTGGAACTTGCTCGTAGTGAGAAACCACCGGTGCTACGCCATCGGAAAACGACACGATAGCAATACCAGTAGTCCCACCCGGATCAATGGCAAGTATGTTCTTGCTTACCACAGACGAACGATTGGAAGACAATCGTCAAACCCTTCGTTCATTGCATCATCTTCTTCTTCTGTCAACTCAATCATATCGTGTGAGTAGCAGACCACATCTGTGCACCACTTATTAGCAATACCAAGTAAAAGCCATTCTTCCTGTGTCATTTCCTTTTTCTTCTTAAACATTAGGCCACTCCTCATCCAAAACCATTAGTGCAATTATTGCATAGTTCGCTAGGTCAAGAAAAGAATCGCGTAAGCTTTCATTTTTTGGATCAAGGTTGTTGTCAATTAAGTGGTTAATTCTTGCTTGCTTGTCGTGCATGCGCACACGAAGACCATTCAATGCACCGCCCGGTGCGTTAGCAATATTTGTCGGCCCATAATCTTTATGCTTTTTAATCAAAAGATCATTTGCCTCAGAGAACTTACTTGACACATCTTTACTAAATTTATCGTTCATTTACGAACCTCCTACTAATTGATGATTGATTGATACCTGTTAATTTTGAAATCATACCTTGACTTGTTCCAGCCAAGATTGCTTTTTCAACTGACTTGTAATCTACTAAGCCACGCTCCTTGCTGAACAATGCCTCACGTATATCCTCCAGACTTAGTGGGGAGAATCTACCACCAGACTTGTCCTGCTTTTTGATGTACAGCCCTATTGAGTTGTGCTTGATAATTCCGTTGCAGATTGCAGATAACTGCCTGTTAGAGAAGACATCATACTCTGCAAGATTTTGTAGTTTTTCTACAAGAACTTCCTTGCTCATATTCTTTGCGTTATCTCTAATCCAGATAGCCTCGTTGATTGCGTACAATCTATTTAGTTGTTCATTCATTTGTTTACCCCCTCACAGTTAATTATAGCTTGCTCTTCTGTTGCGTATGAATCCCAACAGTTATCTACCTTACCGATACCTGCAAAGAAAAAACCATAAATCAAAAAACCAAACATAGCAATAAAGATTCCAATAAAGACAAAAATTTCTTGTGGTCTTATTTCTTCATTCATTTGATCTCTCCTTTTACAACACTAAGAGCAGTCTTGAGTCCATCAACATAACCTTTATTAACTGCCATTGGATTTTTAATCTTATTAATTTCACTTTCAATTAACCTTGTAATGCGTTCCAACTCAGATGCCCTACCGGTATCTACGCCGAGCACAAAAGCTTTGCTGTTATCTTCATTCATTTAAATCAACTCCAAAAATGTTTTATTTCCTTCTACGAATACTTTTAGTCTAGCCTGCGAACGCAGTGCATCAACCATCTCATCAAACTCACGCTTACGCTTGTTACTGAACTTCTTGTACGCCTCTTCGTAACGCATGCGTCCACCCTTTGAAAGAATTGCGGCCTCAAGCCCATCAACATCTCTCTGCCATTCTGACGCAGAGATTGCACCAGCCATGCGGATAAGGTTCTTAAACCAGCCCTCAGCGTAGTGAATAGCGATTGCCAAGTGGTGTGTCTCAACCTTTTCTGAGCGGTCGTACAGGGCTAGTAGCACTGCACACTTCCACACAGATAGTGCTAGACGCTGGCGAGACGGCTCGATAGACTCTTCATTCGGGTGTCCATTAGTAAAACTACCCATCTCCCACTTGAACGCGTTGAATCGGCTTAGAGCCTCATCTGTCAAGAAGATTGGTCTAGGGAATACGCCACCCTTTTTCTGCCACCATAATGCACTGTCGTAGACTGAACGGATAATGCGTTCCATTTCTTCGTCACGCACAATTGTTTCATATTCATTAGCCTGTGCAAGATCTTCGCTTTCTCTGGAACGTTCAGGTGCATCAGCCACAACATAAATGAAACGAGCCAAGAAACCTGAGCGGAAATAATCTACAGTAAGAATCTCTGCAACCTTGCTAGTAATACCCATTAGGTACATAATAAAGTTTGTTTCTGCTCGCTCAGTTTGCAAAGCCTTTACGCCATTCTGGGCTCCAGTAGAACGCAACATTACAGGCACCTTGCCATCATAAAGTTCTGTGTATTGGTCAGCAGCTGCAGCCATGTATGTCTTTGTAACGAACTCGCGGAAGAGACCTTGGACTTCATCTCTGTGGAACAGTGATGTCATTTTGTCTCGACCCGACAGGTGCTTTACAAGAGCCTCACCGGTTGCGTTAGAGCCAATGTCAATTTGATAACCAACAAACTTTTCGTAAGCAGTTAGCATTCGCAACATTAGGTTACGGCTAGTCGACTTACGGCTACGAGTGGTTTCACCTAAAAGCATGAACCACAGGTTTAGACCCATCTTGCCATATTTAGGAGCGGCACATCCGATGTCTGAGAACGCAGAAGATAGGATTGTAAACGCACCAGCAATCTGGTATTCAACTGCACCATCCGTTTTCTTCTGTGCCCAGTCAACATAGTCGTCAATAAAAGTTCTATTAGTTGCCACATACTCGCGCTCTTCCGCTGATAGAAAATCTACCTTACGAGTCTCTTCGTCTCTGTCAACATCTTCAATTGGTTCTGGGTTAGAACTGTTAGCAATAAAACTATCTCTAGCCCTGAGCACTTCACGCCACAGGTCGCCATCAGCGTCAAAACGCTTAGGCCTATTTGGTGAGTGGTACTTGTTGCACTTAGCATGCTTAGCCACAATAAACACTTCTTCAGCGGTTAGACCTTGACGGAATAGTTCCATCTCCATCTTCCAAAGCATCTTAGACAAGTCAGCGTTAGGAGTTGGCTCATCAATGTACAGAGACAGGACTTCCTTGTTGCTGGAGATCTTTGCTAGCACAGACATAACGTCGGCAGTCGCCTCCGGAAGTGGATCGTTACTAGGCTCTAGAACCTTGTCAACCACGACATTAGCGTAAGCCTTTTCAATCTCTTCGATAGAATAGATTAGGCCATTAGTTGTAGCAGTAACTGGCTGAGATACATCATACTTTAGGTTGCTGGTATCAGCGACACGGAGCAACTTAGTTGGGTTCCAGCCTGAAACATCACAGCCCTGATCCCTGTGAGCGTAAGCAATCTGCTTAGCAAGCATAGCAACCCTGTTGGGCTCTGACGATACATCAAGAGCCCAGTAGGCATGCCATCTATCCTTTGATGTTTCTACTACCACAGATGGAGTGACCCTAAAGTTCTCTGGATTACAAGTATCTGCATCTGCGTAAATCACAGCAACAGCTTTTGCATTCTCGCGGATACGTCTCTGCTCGTAATATACGATTGGCGAGAAGTAAACATCTTCTTCTTTGTGTGCAATGGCGTATTCCGCCATCTCATCTAACTCATCTGGATAACTAAAAAACTTCTGAACAGTTGGAACTCCCTTAGCGTCCTTAGTTACGATTGTTGCATAACCAGCACTATTGCCTAAGATTGTCTCCAAAAAATCTTTTGTATTCATGTATCCTCCTTTCGTTCAGTTATTAGTTGTGCCCCGGATAAGAATCGAACTTATCTTTAGCGAAAGGAGACGAAACGCTAGACACCAGTAGGGGCTTGTGAGCAGTTTTGAATCATGCTCAGGATTGCCCATTTCTACTAACTGGTTATTACCAGATACTAGATTTGTTGTCAACCGGTGTTGCACCGAGGATTGAGGTCAGGTTCTGAACTGCATCAGAAACCTTTAGGCTGGAAAACCCGGCGACATTGTTATCATCGCCACCATTCTGGTCCTGCACAACTGTGACCTTTACACCAATAGGCTTGCCACCTAGTTCTGCCGGTGTTGGAATCTGGAACGCCTCGTTAGGCTTTGGCTCGTAGCCAAGTGCCTTGAAGAACGCTAGAGCCTTCCACTGTGCCTTACCTGCGTATAGCGGGATGTAGGTGAATAGACGGCGGTTTTCATACTGCCCATCTGCGATACGGAACTGAACATTGAACTGATCCTTGCCGGCGTTCTCGCCGTTCTTGACCTGAACAATCTTCACTTCGTAGATTGTAGTGTTGTATGTACCTGCTGGTACTGGTGAATATGATGCTGATGATTCAAAAGCATCTGCTGAGAAGTTTAGACTACTCATTATTTGGTTCCTCCTTGTGGAATTGATGTGATTATTTTTTTGATACTTGGGTCTACCATCTTAGCAGGTAGTCCAAAGCGGTTGCCCGATACTAAGCGTTCTGATGATTGCATATATAGGACTCGGTTGATACCTCCGTTGCCATCAGCCTCGGCAGTCATATAACCGATGATGTCTGGAATTGCAGGTAGTGTGTTCTTTGCAGAACCCGGTAGCATTGGCACTGTCTTCACAGCACCAGTCTGGTCGTCCTTCTCATCCTGTGCATGTGCCACAAGGATTGAAAGGAATGGAGCAGAGTGCAACTTACGAGTCATATCCGTAATCCACTCCTTTAGGTCGCCCCACTTACCGAACTTGTTATTGCGGTTCTCTGGCTTGTCACCAAAGAATTTTTCTGCCCTATCCATTGCAACACCAAGAGTGTCGATAATGACAGTCTTGTACTGGTGCTCCTGAGAGAGTAGAGAGTTGATGATGATGTCTAACTTTTCGTGAGTGTCGCCATCTACAACATTCACATCAGGCCAGTCGCGAGCAATCGCAGAAGAGCCACCCTCAGTGTCAATGAAGAGCACTGGAGAGAGATCTGCTAGTTCGCTAGCTGAAGCGGCTAGCCATGATTTACCACGCTTTGGGTCTCCGTAGAGAAGAATGGTTTTGGGTGCATTTAGGGCCGAAGCCTTTTTGATTGCCTTTTCAAAAGGCAGTGCTGGAAAGTTTGTCATATTTATATTTCCTCCTTAGGGAATTTAGTATACCATATTTTATTCAATTGTCAAATTCAGCGTGTCGACCTTTTTCAGGAAGTCATACATCTTGATTATCTGGCTAATCGCATTTCCGAAGAAGATTGCGGCAAGACCCATTAGTGTAAATTGTAGTGCTTGATTCTTTGTGTCGGTAAGAGCCCATACCATAATTGCTCCAAAACCAAAACGCATTGCAAACACAATCCATCCACTTGTAATAAAAATAATTCTTTTATTCATATTCACCCCCTATGCCTCAAATACCTTACAGTTGAAACATTCAGTCTCACGCTCAAATGATTCGATATCTTTTCCGGACTGCAACTCAGACCAGATGCGTTCAAGCCTAGCCCACATAGTCAGGGCAAACTCTTCATCATAAGCAAAAGTCCAAGTCCATACATCCGGGTCGTAAGTTCCATCTCGGTTGATAAAGACAAGTGAACAGCCATCAATCTCCGTGCCAGCCTTGTTCAATCCCCAAGCGTAGATCTGTGCCTGAGCATAGTACTTCTTGAGGCTATATGCGGCCTCCTTTGCCACTTTGGTGTCCTTAGCGAGCCCATGTACAACATCTTGCAGTTGCTTAGACTTGTCACGCTTAGAGGTCTTCCAGTCGACAAGATGCTTGCCATCAACAAGCACAAGGTCAGGTTTAGACTTGATAGTTCCGTAGCCCTCAAGTTCGCCAAGATAAATGGTTTCCTCAACTACCGCAGTAGCAAACTCTGGATACTCATCGAGGTCAACTGTCTCAATACGCTTTTCAAGGAACTCATGTGTTGCAGTTCCAATCTTTGCACCAAGATAATACTTGAACTCTTCTTGCGGATGCCCCATAAGCTTTTTGGCTAAATGGTATTCACAAGGATCAGAGAAGTCGGACGCTCCAACTTTCTTCTGCTTGTCTCTGGCACTCTCTTGCTTGAACAAGCCCAGAGCCATTTCTCTAATTCTGTTATCTGTAATCATTAGTCCTCCTCAGGAAATAGTTCATATTGGTCGTCCGAGAAATCAATCCCGCCCCACACGCCATGTCTCTCGTCGTTCGCAACTGCAAAATCGTAGCACTGCTTTAGAAGTGGGCAACCAAAGCAAAGGTTTTCCACTTGGTCTACTGTAAGTGGACGGCGTATTGTTTTGCCATCTTCATCCTCAAATCCACGATTATTATAATCTGTGTAGAAGTAAGGATTATTCAGGCAAGGCCAATACTCTTTAGATTCCATCGCATCATCCATTGCTTTATGTAAAGCCATCATCGGCTGAACAGCCTCAGGTTTGATGTTTGAATGTGCGTAGTATTCATAAAGCACTGTGTGACTGTGACCCTTTACTGGTCTCTTCTTTTCTTTTACTTGCGTAATAGTTTTTGGCCTAGCCATTTGTCTCCTTGTTTATTGTTATTCTGGCTTAGCAAAAGCTAATCTAGTAATTTCTTCTGATGCCAGCAACACAGCAATCGGTGCACTCGCAGTAATTAGTACGCCAATCCACGCCCTAAAGTCTAACACACTTCCACTCCAAAAAGCAAGCGTATGAGCAACATTCGCGATAATGCTAATTGATGCGAACGAAGTCAATCCAATTAGGGTTCGCCAAGTGCTTTCACCCCTAGCCTTGAACACAATCAAAGAGATCGTGTAGGCAAGGATTGCCGCATCTATAAACAATGCAGGTAGCCATTGTAGAACCTGTGGGATGCCTGTCCAAGCAGAAACCTCATAGATACCACTAAACGAAACAATAAACGAAGATAGCATCAAGATGGATACCAATCCAACTGCGGTTGCCAAGACTGGCATTGCATCTGGATTTATTCTAGGGGACTTCTTTTTTACCTCATCAACCTCTGTAAATTCAATTACAGCAGGCTCTAATTCTTTGTCAACAAACATATTTCTCTTTTCATCGTAGACCGGTTCAAACCCGGATATTTCATTCTTCATTATCTAACATCTCCCTGACATTCTCAAGAACCTCGAGTCCGCTAAGCACACGCTCTTCAACTGCATCAGAGATGTAATCCCTAATCTTAGCCAGAAGATCTTTGGCTTGCTTTAGTTCTAAATACTTCGCATACTCCTGTGGGGAATATGTCGGTGGGTTCAACTTATTTTCAATTACCCACCCATTGTACTCCTCCAACAAGTCTATGTCAACTCTGGTTTCAAACTCTTCAATCTCACCTGTTGTCGGATTGGTTATATGATATTTCACTTTTGCCGTCCTTACTTGCCCAGCCATTACCCTTGAAAGTAATAGCACCAATATT